GGTGCCACCTCGTTTGTTCTGAATCAAGCGCCTTTGGTGGCGTTTGCTTCTAGCGCAACGTTGGTGTTTACCCAGTATCCCGAGCTGTTGGTTAAGCTCAACTTCGGTCAGCACGAGTATTACGCTGCCACCGCGACGGCCTAAAGGAGTTAAGTCATGGCTATTTCACGCGCACAACTACTGAAAGAACTCCTCCCAGGGCTTAACGCGCTGTTCGGTCTGGAGTACAAGCGGTACGGCGAAGAGCACAAAGAGCTTTACGAAACCGAGACCTCCGAGCGTTCGTTTGAAGAGGAGACCAAACTCTCCGGCTTCAGCGCCGCTCCGGTCAAGAACGAAGGCTCTGCACTGGCCTACGACAACGCGCAGGAAGCGTGGACGGCTCGCTACGTTCACGAGACGATCGCTATGGGCTTCTCCATCACCGAAGAGGCGATGGAAGACAACCTGTACGATTCGCTTTCGGCACGTTATACGAAGGCTCTTGCCCGTGCTATGGCGTACACCAAGCAGGTCAAGGCTGCGTCGATTCTGAACAATGGCTTTAACTCCGCTGTTACCTACGGTGACGGTGTTAGCCTGTTCTCGACCGCGCATCCGCTGACTTCTGGTGGCACCAACAGCAATCGCCCGACGGTTGCGGCTGACCTGAATGAGACCTCCCTCGAGGCGGCTGTCATTCAGATTGCCGGCTGGACCGATGAGCGTGGTCTGCTGATCGCCGCTAAGCCGCGCAAGCTGGTGGTTCCTCCGGCCCTGCAGTTCGTGGCAACGCGACTGCTGGAAACCGAACTTCGTGTTGCAACCGCGGATAACGACGTCAACGCTCTTAAGACGATGTCGAGCATCCCCGAGGGCTTCACGGTGAACCACTATCTCACCGACACCAACGCTTGGTTCCTCATCACCGACGTGCCCAACGGTCTGAAGCACTTTGTGCGGACCCCGATGCAAACGTCGATGGATGCGGACTTTGATACCGGCAACAGCCGTTACAAAGCACGCGAGCGTTATTCGTTCGGTGTCAGCGATCCGCTGGGTGTGTATGGTTCGCCTGGTGCATAAAAACTCTTAACAGGAGTTTTGGGAAGGGGGCTTGTGCCCCCTTTTCTTTTGTGCTACAACACTGTTATTCCGGGGTTATCCCGTGTATCAGACAGTCCCGGCTGACGACATGCAGACTGATACGCGCTACTCGCATGTGAGGATTAGATGGCTAACACTTCTTTTTCCGGCCCGGTACGTTCGCAGAATGGTTTTGAAACCATCTCGATCAACTCTTCTACCGGCGCTGTCACGGTCGGACCGTCATTTTCCAGTTCTGGTGTAGTTGCAGCCCCTGTATCGCTGGCTGATGGGAATGCATCGTTGACTGCCGCTGTTAACGCTGGCCGGATCAACATTGTCCCCAACGGTACGCAGGACAACACCTACACCCTTCCGGCTCCTGTCGCAGGGCTGATGTTTACGTTCGTGTATGGTGGCGGCGCTGCTGACGCTACGGACTTCATCATCAACACCGGGTCGAACACCAATTACTTTATTGGTGGTGTTGCGTTTAACGATACCGATGATGGTGCTGCGTCTGTTGTGTTCTCGGACGGGAACTCTAATAGCAAGCTTCAGGTCAACGTCCCGGCTGCTGCGCAGATTAACGTTCTGGCGATTAACGGAACTAACTGGCAGGTGTGGGGTAGCGTCACTGGTGCAACTGCTCCTGCGTTTGCTGACCAGTAATAGGAGTCCGTCATGCAATATGACGTATGGGCAGTAACGCCTGCGACGGACGATGCCTATTATCGGGCGAATGCGTCTATTGCAGGCGCCGGTTCTCTATTTCTACTTGCTAACACGGTCGGGCCTAACGGTTACGGGTACAAAGTCATCATCACTTCTGCTGGTGATGACTCAGGTATTACGTTTACCATTACTGGCATCAAGGTGGGCGACCTGACCAACACGGTTGTCAGCGAAACGTTGACTGGGCCTAATGCCACGACGGTTACCTCGACAAACTACTACGCTCGTGTTGATTCCATCACGGCTAGCGGCGCGTCAGCGGGTAACGTCAAGATTGGCACGACGGGCAGTTTGGCTCTCCCCCGGACCCGTATCAAAGGCCTGTACTACGTTGGTACTAGTAGTGCGGGCTCGGTCAAGTTCAACACCAATGATCTTGCCAGTGCGTTGCGGCTACAAATTAACACCCCGGCTTCGACGACGGCGGCAAATAGTTTGTACATGGCAGCAGAGGGTATCTTGACTACGCTTGGCAGCAATCAAGACTACTGCGTAGTTACCCTTACCAATGTGACGTTCTGTACGATCATTTGCGGGTAAGCATGAAGACGCCAGCATGGCAGCGCAAAGAAGGCAAGAATCCCTCTGGTGGTTTGAATGCCAAAGGGCGCGCCAGCTACAACAAGGCCAATCCTGGGAAACCGGGGCTCAAGGCCCCGCAGCCGGAAGGTGGATCAAGGAAAAAGTCATTCTGCGCCAGGATGACCGGGATGAAGAAGAAGCTGACTTCCGCGAAGACCGCGAATGACCCGAACAGCAGGATTAACAAAAGTCTGAGAGCATGGAAGTGCTGACTATGTCTGATGTAGATCCTAAAGAGTTTGGCGCTCTTGAGGCCGATGTTCGCAATCTTATGAAAGAGATTCATCTTCTGCGTCAAGATATGAAGATGATGAAAGAGACCATCGACCAAACCAAAGGGGGCATTTGGGTGGTAATGGCTATTGCCGGCGCGTTTGGCAGTGCATTGACGCTCGGCGTTAAACGGCTATTTGGTGGTTAAATGCCTTCCAAGACCCAGGCTCAGCATAATCTCATGGCTCTTGTAGCCAATGATCCCGCAGCTTCTAAACGCCTTGGCATCCCACAAAAGGTTGGCAAGGAATTCATGCAGGCCGATAAGGGCCGTAAATTCAACCAAGGTGGCGAAATGAAAGAATCGAAAGCTATGATGGGAAAAGAGATTGCCTTTATGAAAAAGAAAGGCGCTCCCAAGTCCATGATTAAGCATGAGATGGCGGAAGCCAAAGGCATGAAGAAGGGTGGCTACGCTTCTGGCGGTATGCCGATGGTTATGAAAGACGGGAAGAAAGTTCCTGCTTTTGCCGCCGATGGCGAAGGCAAGATGAAGGCTGGGGGCATGGCCAAGAAGATGATGGGCGGCGGCATGGCCTACAAAGCCGGCGGGCTTTCCCCAGGCCACAAAGCTGCTGACGGTATTGCTAAGAAAGGCAAGACCAAAGGTGAACAGGTCAAAATGATGCGTGGCGGGAAGTGCTGACATGGACAAAATGCAAAAACCCCGCCCGCAGCGTATGGTCCCGCCGGTTGATCGGGCGGTAAAAACCGACGAAGAAGATCTGACTCCTACCCCGGAGCAAAAGCGCCGCATGATGGAGCAGGTCAACGAAGAGAAGCAACGCGCAAAAATGGATAAAGCCTACGAAGAAGCTGCTCCGCGCTCAATGCGCCGTGGCTTTGCTGCTGGAGGCTCCGTAAGCTCTGCGTCCAAGCGTGCAGACGGTTGTGCCCAGCGCGGCAAAACCAAAGGAAGGATGATTTAAATGGGCCGCCTCAATAAGCCTGCCAAGCCGAATTACCCTTACCGTTCGCCAAATCAAACGAACGCTGAGGATTTGACGCCAAATTTGCTTGAGGATGTTGAGGCTTCCCAAGCCGCTGATATGCGGCGCGTTGGTCGTGGGCTGAGTCCTACTGCAGCAAGCCCTGCTAATCGTCTTAGGCAGCAAGAAGCGGGAGGGAGGGCAGCTCTACGGTCTTTAGGTCGAGCCGGTGCCCTGGGGGCTGCAGCGGAAGTGGGAGAAGCGGCTGGCCGAGAACTTGATCGCCGCAATCCGAAAGTTGGAGAAGCCGCTGAGCGCATGATCGAAGGCAGCGGAGTTGGGTCGTTGATGCGCCGCGGCGCTGTATCGCCTGGCCGCGTTGAATTGTCGGACGAAGCAGAACGTGAACTGATCGAGCAAGATGTAGCACGGGCCATGAAAAGCGCTCGTGAAAAGTCAGACGAAGAACGCGAAGAGCGTAGAGTTAAGACTGACCGTGAACGCGCTTTAAGAAGCGGAGCCAGAGAAGGGTATGCTTCTGGGGGCTTTGTGCGCAAAGCTGACGGCATCGCTCAACGCGGTAAGACCAAAGGAAGATTCGTATGATGTCTTCTCGCGGCATGGGCGCTATTAGCCCAAGCAAAATGCCAAAGCCCAAGCGCAAGCAACGGCGAGACGATACTGCATTCTACGAGTATGCAGAAGGCGGAAAAGTCAGCCGCGTGAACGAAGCTGGCAACTACACCAATCCTGGTATGCGAAAGAAGCTCTTTGAACAGATCAAAGGGCAGGCAACCCAAGGTACCGCAGCTGGACAATGGTCAGCCCGTAAAGCACAGTTGCTAGCCAAGAAGTACAAAGAAAAGGGCGGAAATTATCGTGGATAAACACGCACAAGATTGCGCGCTTTGGCAAGACGGACCTTGTACTTGCGGCACCGACGAGGTTCGTGATGAATTGGATTTTGAAGAGGCTGGACTAACAGCAGAGGATTTTGATTGAAACCCTCGCAGCAATCGCTCAAGGACTGGACCCAGCAGCGTTGGCGCACTAAGTCTGGCAAACCGTCCTCCAAGACAGGTGAGCGGTATCTGCCAGAGGCAGCGATTAAGTCCTTGAGTCCTGCTGAGTATGCGGCAACGACCAAAGCAAAACGAGCCGGAAAAGCAAAGGGTAAGCAGTTTGTAGCTCAACCCAAAGGCATAGCCCAGAAGACTGCGAGATTTAGATGACCACCTCTGGCACCACGGCGTTTAACCTCGAGTTCACCGATATTGCCGAAGAGGCGTGGGAGCGAGCTGGGCGCGAGATGCGTTCTGGCTATGACCTGCGCACTGCACGGCGGTCGATGAACCTGCTCACTATCGAGTGGCAGAACCGTGGCATTAACATGTGGACGATTGAGCCGGGGATCATTACCCTGACTCCTGGCCTTAACACGTATGCGCTGCCGCTGGATACGATTGATCTGCTCGAGCACGTAATCCGTACTGGGCAAAACACATCATCTACGCAAGCCGACCTAAGCATCACTCGGATCAGCGTATCGACATACGCAACCATCCCGAACAAGCTTGCTCAAGGGCGACCAATTCAGGTGCTGGTTAATCGTTTATCGGGGGCGGTATCTCCAACATCGTCTACGCTTAACGGGAGCTTGTTAGCAGGAGCAACGAGTATTCCTTTGAATACCGTGGTTGGGCTTCCAGCCTATGGCTTTATCCGGGTTGACGCGGAAGACATCTTTTATCAATACATCAGTGGCAACACGCTGATGGGCGTGTTCCGCGGGCAGAACAACACGACCGACGCTTTGCACTCTAGCGGCACCGCGGTGTACAACCCTAATCTTCCTTCCGTCACGGTTTGGCTGACGCCTGATAACTCGCAAACGTATCAGTTTGCTTACTGGCGTATGCGGCGGGTGCAGGATGCCGGCAACGGTATCGAGACGGGCGACCTGAACTTTCGCTTTCTTCCGGCGCTTACCGCTGGTCTTGCGTATTACATCGCGAGCAAAGTGCCGGAGCTGATGGGGCGAGTTGAGATGCTCAAGGCGCAGTACGAAGAGCAGTTCAACTTAGCCGCTGGCGAAGATCGCGAGAAGGCTGCGGTGAGGTTTGTGCCCCGCCGCCAGTTCATAGGTAGCGGTGCGTAATGGGTAACAAGTTCGCAAGTGGCAAAACC